AGAACCAATCAGGATGGCAAGCTGGGAATCTGATTGCGACCTATCAAGAAGTTTCGCAAAGCCAGACTCTACCTGACTTTTGCCTGGAGCAATTGCAATGGCTGCAAGGCGATCCATTGCACTCTCGATCCGAGAAAGTTCTTTAAGCGTCGTTTCAGCCCCATCCATGCCAGGGGATACCATCCCAAACCTTGCGTTCTCGTTTTGGCTGAACAGGCTGCGACCAGAGCCAGCATAGATCTCATCGTCCGGCCTGACACCAGTACCAGTCAAAAGTGGAGAAGAATTCAGGTGAATAGTTTCTGCAAGATCAGCAGAGGTGGCCCAATGGTGAAGGTTCAGCCTTGCAATATCAAACAGAAGCGGCCTTGCACGGCAGAAGGCTTCTTCCTTGCCGCCATAACAAGGAACAAATGGAATGTAATCAATCGAAAGAGAAGTCTCGCCGTTTTCTGGCAAAAAGTATTCGTGAGGGTGTCCTGTAACGTTTTTCTCATAAACGCGCACGCGCACTTTTGCGCCCTCTTCGGGAATGTCATAGACCACAACAGTTGGCACCACTTCTTCGTAATGCTCATTGACGTTGCTGGCCCTTCTAATTTCTGACTTGATCCTCAGATAGACGACCCTGGCTTCGTAAGAGGTGACACCGTTAATCGTAACAGGGCCGTTCTCATGCCTGCAATCAAGAATATCGTCAACCTTAATAATAGTGAAATACGGACGAAGGCCCATCTTACGCTGAGCCACCTTGTCAGCAGTCTCGACCCTGGGGTAGTCCGCCATCAGGCCAGCAATACCGCCATTCAAGGCTTCAGTAAATAAAGTCTTAGCAAACGACGTGATCGACTTTCCTTCGAGATTCGCATTTTCAAAAAACTTCTCCCATTCTTCTGTAAGCTCTTGCGGAAGAATTATACCTTTCCTGAGAGCCGTACCAACAATAATGTCAACATAATGTGAATAGAATGGCTCAAAGCAAGTCATTGCTCGCGTCTTGCGAACGTTGTAGCTTTCGGCGTGCTCCTGGTAATCTTTTGGAATATAGCCGTCTATCGCTTCATCAAGATAAAATTCTGGCAGCGTGCAGAACCTAATAGGGAGAATTCTTGAGACTTGTTCTGCTTGATCAATTGAATATGCGTCTACATCAGTGACTTCCGCGTAAACCTTCTCCGTCTCTGGCGATCTCCTATCAAAAGGAATAGGAACATCATCAGCGCTCAGGATAATGGAATTAGGAACGTCGATTGAAGGCACGGGACCGCACTACCGGATGAACATATCTTAGCCAAAGCACAAAGGCCTTGAATTTCTCCAAGGCCTTCAAACAACGTTTCAGCGATCTTTTGTCGTGCCCGCCGAAAGGCAATCGCTGGTGCATTGAAATCTTATCATCTCCAGCGACCTCCATGACCAGCTCTAGAGCCAGCACGCTGGAAGACCTGCCAGAGCAAATAGCGCAAAGCATCCCCAGGGTGTGAATAATCGACAGCGCCGCCCTTTGATGGTTTTAATGTCTTAGAGTCGTAGGACCAGCGCTCGGCCGCGTTAATAGTATCGTGACATGTGGTTGGGTTAAGGAATACTAAATTGCGGTGCATATGAACATTGGCATGAGCAAGCGTTTCCGCAATATAAGGGTTCTTGCGCTCTGCTATAACTTTTACGCCAGCACCACGGAGAATTTCGTGATCGCTTTGTGTTGACGAAGTTGAATCATGGGAGCCACTAGCGTCTGGGTAGCAAGTAATCAGTCCAGCAGCAAGGTGCCGAGGATACTTGTGCTGGAGGTGGGTTACCAAGCCAAAGGTATCGGCCACCTTCGACTCTGCAAAGCAGTGCAGCTCCTGCCCTCTTTGACCAGCTCTGACAACTCCATAAAGAGCATGGCACTGGCCAACGTTAAAGTCAGCACCGAATACAATCCTTTCGGTAGGCTCCGGTAAGAATACGCCGGTCGTGTGCTTCTCTCTATTAAATTCGTAGAAGACAGTAGCTGATTCAAGGTTTACAAACTCACCGTTAAGATAAGCTTTGACAAGCTGCGGGTGATACTTGCTTTTCAGGTCTTCAACAAAGTCCTTATCAAGATACGGATTATCTTCTGACTTCCCTCGATACAGTTTCTTGTTGTCTGCCTTTTGCTCTTCAAAGAAGGTGTACATGAAGCCATAGCCTTCAGGCGTTGAGGCTGCAACAATCTGAGGGCAGTTGCCAACACGAACACGGCCTTGCAGCCTAATCATCGCTTTCTCTGCAACCTCTTGGCGAGTCGTGTCAGTTTCATCAGAAGCGATGCTTGCAGCGTTCACACCAATCAATCGTTCATAGTTCTCCATTGAACGAAGGAGAATCGGTGTTTCGCCATCAGGCAGGAGAAGCTTAAAGACTGGCCTAGGTGATACCCTGAAAGTATGGGGAATGCTATACTTCTCTAGGATCAAATTCCAGGTTGGCAGCGCAACGTCATCGATCAGCGGGATGGTAGGCTCAAGGAACAGGTGCGTAAATCCTTGTGAACGAAAGCACAGCAGTAACTGTTTTATAACCAAAGTATAAGTTTTTCCACTTCCATAGCCACCACAAAAGCCCACGTACTTATGATCAAAGTCGGTGGCAAAATCTCTCTGATACGGAAGCAAGTCTTGAATCATTCTTGCTTCAGCCGCTTGCACGTCGAACGTTGAATTGGCGCGGCGCTTGAGCTTCTGCAAGATTGCAGCATCTGCCAGCAGGCCCAGGCCACTGGCCGCCGCCCGGTCGGCATAGGCGCTAGCCCTGGATCGTGCTGGCATAGCCCTACGCCGCCACCCTCAGGCCTTGCTGGAACTCGATGGCAGCGGGGCTAGGTCGCCACCAAAACTCAATGCCGAATAGCGAGAAGCTCTGCATTCTTCCAGACTCAATGTCGCCCTTTATGGACACGTAGGACATCGAGCCCGTAAGCCATCCAGCCGGCTCTATTTCTTGAACAATCTTAAGGGCTTCTTGCTTGCTGGCAAGCTCAATTGATACAGGCGACCTTAAACCGCTTTCCCTAAGGCTTCGCATAAGGTCAGTGAAGCATTGCGGAAACGCTGGCTCAGGCATCGCCTTCCTCGGGTCTATGGCATGGTCTAACAGCTATGACCTTCAGGCCGTCCTTCTCCTTGTATTGCTCTGCTACGTCAGCGTAGCTCTCTCCGCTTACGCGAACATCCATGGTCCTTTGAAGGTCCACTTGCACCGTGAGCCAGCATTCAATCATGACGGGAAAGGGGCGCAGGCATGGTCTGTTTCATTGCCCAGACGGTAGCAGCTTTTTGCGTCATCCAAGCCCTGAGCAATTGACTTGCAATGCTTTTTAATGCAGCTACGTCATCCGTAGCATCGATGGCTCTCGAAAATCTTTCGATTTCAAATTTCTGGGAATCTGTAAGCGCCAACGGTTCCATGGCTTAATTCATGCTAATAGGGCCGAAGCATGTCTCAATTGAATGAGACGCACCATTATTTAGATTCGCTTCTAGTTGACTTGATAGCTCAATAGCACAAATCTCATCCCCCAGCTCACTACCCTTGGACCTCAGGACTGACGCAAGAAAAGCGAAAAAACTGCCAGCAAGCCAAGAGAGTGCGCAAAGGCCAAGTGTTTTGTTGCCAAGCAAAATTGACAGGAGAAGCAGGGTAATTGCAAGTATCCCAAGCATACCGCAAAAGCCATACCAATACTTGCAGGTCTTGATTCTTGCTTTCAAGCTCTCAATCCTTTCATATTTGCTTTCGATCATGGCAGGCCTTCGGGCGACACCCTGATACTAGAACAGCCTTCCCCAATGGGCCAGTCAGCTCAAGAAGGTTCTAGCGCTGGATTGACGTAAACAGGCTTGAACCATTGCACTCGCCTTTCGCTTCTCTTTGGCCCAACGCAAACACTATGCCAATGGCCGCGTCTCCAATGAGACCTAACATTGCCACGCGTCGAATCTTCTATCTTGGGACGATGGCGTTCGCTTGTTTTGCGGAAAGTCTTGCCAATCCATGTTGGAGAAAGCGGAATCTTGCTTTTGCCAGAGAAGCCAATCCCCTTGGTTGCAGGCTTGGGATCAGTTGTCACCAACTCTGGCTCGTATAAATGCACCAGCAAGGAGTTGACAGCGATTCTAATTATTTTCTCAGTATTAGCAGACTTGTACTTGGATTCGCCAGCAGCCTTTACGTTTGACTCGTGCCAGCTTTTCGCGTCAGGAGTGATAAATTCCTGGAACACGTCCATTCCAGACTTGGTAAAGGTAACAATCTGGAGCCCCTTGGAGCCCATCAGCTCTTGCGGAGCCAGTTGCTCTTCTGGGAAAAAAGTTTCTGCAACGGCTCGGTTCTCTTCGCATAACTCGTCCGCGTAAAGGTTTCCAGACTGAACCATAATAGAAATTACTTCATGACCTTCTGCGTCATAAATGGTGTTGCGCGGCAGCATCAGATGAACGCAAGGCAAGACATCAATTATTTCTGGTGGCAATTCTGGCAGTGAAGTCTGAATGAAAGACTCTACGATTTGCTCGCTTACATACCTAGCGCAAGCCTTCGACAAAATCGCAGAGCGGAATGTTATGCACGCAATTGCGCCACGAATGTCACTTTCGCGGAAGCTCCACTCCATACTTTTTGCGCAACCAGCAAGAAGGCAGATCTTCATGTACTCATTCCAGGCCATGTAATTTCTAGGAGATGCGTAAGTGTCAAGCATCTCGTCGCATTTTGAAAGAAAGCCAGCGTCTAGCTCGTTGCTTTGGGCCTTCTCTCTCAGGTCTCGATAGGAAGACTTCTGGACAAAAGCGTAGGCCTCTTTGACTTTGCTTTGAGTCATGACGATTCCTTTGATTTCTGGCTATCCGACATGCCCCAGGCGGAAGAATGCCTCCACCACTCATGCGGCCTGACGCCCTGCCAAGGCATCAGTAGGCCGGCTTGCTTGCCCCATAGCACCATGCCGTGCAAGTCGCCATCCTGCTGGGTCGGCAAGCGATCGTTAATCCAAGGTGACATTCCAATAGCTAGTAGATTGACTGAGCGTATTCTGGCATTACAAAAAAAATCTGTCAAGAACCGTTAATCCCTTGACAGCAAGCTCGCACAAGGCTAAAGTGGACGAGCTATCAACCAACAGCTATGCAGCCAGCCAGCGTCAAGCCTAAAGGTTCACAGGATCGCCCACTCTTGCAGGTAGGAGATCCCGTTATAGTGCGACTTGAATTTGAAGAAGAATTTACTGTCTCGGTTGAAAAGCGTATTGGCAGTTATGTACTGCTGTCAAATGGCATAAAATTTCATATTCTAGATGATCGCTGGAAGTCGAAAGAGCAATGGATTGATGAGTGCACTCGCTCCGTAATTAGCACGATTGCAGAAAAATGAAATCTTTCGCCCGCCTGCTTCTTGCCACGCTGGCAATGACAACAGCCCTGGCCATTTCTTTGGCGCTAATTCTGTTCGCAAGTGCGCTTGCCTATACGTACTTTGGCTTTATCCAAGCGCTGGCTGCCATGGTATTCACGGTTTCGCTTGTTATCACCGCTCTCATGCACTGGTCCGAGCAAGACAGCTTCCCACTCCGCTAGTAATTCGTGGATTTTGATAAGGCGTTCTCCCGCAAGCCATCGTGGGACATTCTCAGCAAAGCATCTGGCCATTGGCCCCACCTGCTGGTATCTATTGGTGGGTTGAGGGACTATCAATTAAACGGCGCCCATCAACCATGCCCCTGTTGCGGCGGTACTGATCGCTTCCGCTGGATGAAAGATGATGGCCCAGCCGGTTGGTACTGTACTCATTGTGGCGGGAAGAACCAGCAAGGCGGTGGAGGCAGCGGCATTGATCTTTTAATGCGCTTACGTGGCTGGAGCTTCAAGGAAGCAATCCAGCGAATCGAAAGTTACTACTATGGCCTGCCATTTCAACCCTCCATCAAGCAAGCAACCCCGCTCCCAAAACAATCAACCGGCAACTATAAGCACTCAGAGCTTGAACGCTTTCTCCTGCTGGAACTTGCTGGTCAGATAACTGATGACGAGCAGTTTTCGCCAGCAGAGGCAAGGCAACGGGTTTACTCTAAGCGCTGGGCAGTTTACGCATCGGCTAATTACGACTCAGCTTGCGCAATGATCTTGCAATTTGAAACTGAGCGTGGTATCGTAGAGCCGCCTCAAGAGGTAACACCTCATGTCTAAAATGTTTGTTACAGGCCAGTCAGATATTGCTACGCGCATGATACATGCGTTGGGTCTTAAGGAACTTTTTGTCAAGTCAATCAAGATGACAATCGCTGCAGATGAAATAATTAGCGTAGAAGCTGTAATTTACCCCACCGAAGACCAGTGTGAAGCGCTCGGAGGAGAAATTGAGAAGTTCACGCAGTTTGGCGTTGTTCGCGGCGAAGTTCAATTCACTTACGAAGAAACGCTATGACAGAGAGAACACCAGAAGAGTTTGCAACGCATCTAAGGAGATTGCTCAATCACTCAACTGATGTGGAAACACATGCCATGATCATCACAATCTGGCTTGTTGGCGTTACGCAACGGTTGACGAACCTGGGCGTTATCAGTGGCGGGGAAATGAAGGAAATTGCTGGCATGGATCAATGGCCTGAAATTGACAAGCTCCGCTACATGCTGATCCCACCAAGGGTGCTGGGTCACTGTTTAGTCAGCTTTACAAAAGCTGCTGCAATCGGACCATTGCAGGAGAGGCTTGCGGAGCTAATTGCAATGTATTACACCGAAACTGGACGAGAAGAAATTACCACTAAATCGCTTGACCGTATTTTCTTGAACTCGCCCGGTAAATAGTGATCCAACCCGACTTCCTTGCTCATCTTCGCCAGCAGTACAGGTCTGAGATGGTGCTCGCTATGGTTCAGCTTGAACAGCTTGTTCCCGGCTGGTGGGAATCAATAAATGACCTTGCCTTGCAAATTGGCAGCGATCGATCCACGGTGAACCGCAGCCTATCACATCTTGAAAAGCGAGGCCTGATTCGTTATTACAGCATCTCCAACAAAAGCGGCACCTGGGTCTGGTGGGTCAAGCGTCATGCAATTGATGCGCCCAAACCAGAAGATGAACCAGGCTGGGATCTTAAGGACATCATCAACAGGCGAAAGATCAGGATTCCCATCAGCAAAAGAAGGGAGTGGGCAGAGGATAAGGGAATCCCGCTCTCAACCTTATGTGGCTTCCTATATGGCAGGCAAAAGGTGCTGAAGAATAGGTGGCGAGTGATGAACAGTCCCTTCGATCTAGAAGTCGAGGTCTAATGAATCAGGGTATCGCTTAGATTTCTTCATAAAACCTCCAGTTGATAACTTGGCTGATTACCCAAAGATCACCAGCCCATGCGGACAATCCGTCTTTCACTAGCGCAGGAACATCAAGGCAATGCACTTCGCCCCAATAGGGAAAATCAGGGTGTACACCAGTATTGATCCAGTACCAACGACCGATGTATCCACCAGTTGAGGTAATTGCCATAAAGGCGGGTCTAGTAGGTTTCGCCATCAGGTGGGGAATTCAATAACGTGATCCAAGATACCCGCATGTCGGACAATGCGTTGCGTACTGAGGCGGCCAGCTGGTAAGCGTCATTGATGAGTTGGAATCCCATAGCTCATCCCCGCATTCAGGGCAGGCGATGCCATTAGGACGCGCTCCGCTTCTGTTCAACCAGAAAACGTCAAGGCGGCTTTTATTGTGTTCATCCAGTGATTTAAGTTCCATTAGCGGTCATTGCGAAAAGATTTCCAAACAAATCCAGCGAAGTGGAGAACCAGCAGGAACATAAATACGGCGAAAAAGATGGTAAGGCTCCACAGAAACACGTTTGCTGCAAGACCGGGTTCTGTCATTTCCGGGAGGACAAGTTCGCAGGCTCACAGCTCATTTGCTTCGCAAGTGTGTTATAGAACTCCTTAATTATCTCACCACTGCTGGGGTTCTGTCAAGGGGGAAGTCTTGTGGCGGAACTGCGTTCCAATGTGCCATAGGCACGCTGGCGGCTGGTAAGCGTAAGCTAAGCTAGTTGTAAGAGGAGGTGGTGGTGGAATAGGGAAAAAAGCTGGTGGGGAGTACTTGTAAATTAAGTTAGTTGTTGAGTGGTGGGTGGAATGGGGAAAAAAGTTGGTGGCTGGGGAGAGTGCATGTCCCTGCGCTCCAGCGATGTCACCCCGTCTAACCTCTGGCCTGTAGGGTGTAGCCTACAGGGTCAGGGTGTAAGGTCAGCGTCCGACTATCTTCAAGGTGCAAACCGTAGAGTTTCCCCCGTTTGATTGACAGGCCTGTATCAACTGTCGATCGTTAATGTTTACAGCAACGGCGAGAATGGCCGCAACGGTTGCAAGGGCAGCGGCGGCTGGGTTGATGTGGGACATGGCGGCGGCTGCGGTGTGGTTTGGATGGGTGGGGCCCATGGTCGGGCCCCTGGGCGGTGAGTTGACTTAGGTGGCTGCGGCGTAAAAGTCGCGGACCAATACGATCCCACTCGGCCGACAGATGGCGAATCGGCCGCCAACGTTGGCAAGCTGGGCCAAGATGCACGTCTGGCCACTGCTGCTCAGGATTTGGCTCCAGCGTCGGGCTTTTTGTTGCTCGGGCTGGGTCGCCAGCACGGTCAGCAGGACCGGCAGGGGCAGGGTTCCGCCTTCGGCCGCGGCGGGGCCGGCGTGGATCTTCTGGCCGTGCCAGTCATTCAGCAGGGCCGCACGAATGACGGCCAGTAGGGGATCATTGCGGCGGGCAGGGCAGGCGGGACCGTCAAGGGCGCCCAGATCCTTGGGGGCACCAATGAACACGGGCCCATTGGGGGCCTGGGCTCCGGGTCCCTTGGCGGGATACCTGCTGGGCAGCTCCACCGGGATCGGCAGGGCAGCGGCGGCCTGCACGGTGGCAGGCGTCCATATCACCGGCTTCGGGGCCTGGGCGCTGGCGTGGGTCGGCGCCTTGGCGCGTTGGGCGCGGGCGACGGCTATCAGTTCATCAAGGCCGATCAGTAGGGTGTCGTTCGGGTCCTGGGGCTCGGGTGCGGCGGCGGCTTTGCGGTTGGCGGTTGTCATGTTCTGAGAGGCGGGTGGGTTGCAGGTTTCCCGCTTGCCAGAATTGTAGCGCAGTCATCTGACAGGTGCGAGCGGGTCAGCCTGTAAGGTTAGCAAAATGAAACAATAGCTAACCTCGCAACCTGTAAGATCTGCGCAGTCACCAAAATTGTAGGTTGTTCGATTAACCTTTAACCTATCAACTAGTAAGGTATATTTTCGCGGGATAGTGAACATAACATTTAGCATGTATTGTATATAGTTAAACTTTAAGATCTACTATCTAACATTTAACACATACTATATATAATTAAACTTACATAATTGCTAAGTTACATTTAGCATATATTGTATATAATTAAACTTATACAATCGTTAAATTACAATTAGTAGATTCCAGGGATATAGTATATTTAGTAACTTACAAACTATAAACTTGTAACCTGTAACCTATAAACTTATAAACTATAAGCTATAGCTTTATGCTATAAACTGTAACCTATAACCTATAAGATATAACATCTAACATTTAACCTATAACATATAACCTGTAACTTACAACCTGTAACCTATAGCATATAACATTTAACCTACGACCTACTATCCTAGCACGTCCAACCTGCAACCTGCAACCTCTAGCCTCTATGGTGCAACCTGCAACCTATAACGTGTGGCCTTTAAGGTGAATGGTGAATGGTGAATGGTAGATGAATGGCTTTTTAAGGTGTAACCTAGATGAATGGCTTTTTAGGGTGTATGGTTGAATGAATGCAACTTTAGGGTGAATGGCTAGATGAATGGCTTTTTAGCCTATAAGCTAGATGAATGGACTTTTTAACGTATAGCCTGTAATATAGATGAATGGCTTTTTGAGTATCATGAATGGCCCTGTAACATACAACAGCGTGATAGTGATAACGTATAAGGTGTAAGGTGTAACGTATAAGGTCTAAGGTTCATTGTAGTAGCCTGGATCTTCTAAGTCATCGCCATCAGGCTGTGGGATGTCTGGTTGGTTCTTGTTAATTGCATCGTAGTAGGTCTTAAGCAGGAAGCCTCTGGCTCTGCCTGATCCAGCCTTTAACAAGAAAGGGCTAACTATATGAAGCTTCTCGCATGTTTTAGGGTCTCTAATTGGAACTAATAGGTTGGCTCTTTGCAACCTTTTAACTGATGGCCATAACGTAGCAATCTTGTGGCCTAACACTTCAGCCACTTTATCTATATGTAACCTACAACGTCCTGTCCTCCAGTCTGCAGCAGCAAGGTAAATCAACAATATTACAACATCCCTGTTTTGAAGGTCTTTGCTTGCAACAAGCTCTGCTACACGCATCATTCCATCACAATAAAGAACAGAGAACAGGCTTGTTTCATCATCCTGCAAGCTTGAATCTTCAAGGTCAAACTCCTCGCCTGGGTCGTTTTGGTACACTGTCGAACCGTTTTTATCGAACCTAGTCATACCAAGGTGTCTGGAGAAAGTAGTCCACCATGATTTTACCATCTCTAGGTTCTCCTTGCAAGGTCAAACCTTAAAATCGGACGGTCTTTGTTCAAAGTCTTTGGTATGACAGGGCGTTTTTGACGTCCTCTTTATTCACTCTCTAACTCACTCCGGGAAGGTCGCGGCAACAGGCCCGAAGGTCGATCGAGAAGGTGCGACCTGGAGCCTGTCGGGTAGGCGTTAGCAGCTTGAACAAACAGCCCACCAGCAGGGGGTGGAATGTATGGGAGGGAACTTGCAGGTTGCGAAGGTGTAAGCTAGAAGGTGGAAGGTGGAAGCTCGCAAGCTCGCGCTCGCAGCTACACTGCGTTTCGCAGACTCGCATCTGCGATGTAAGAGGTAGAATGTACAATTAGTCACCATCTGCCTCTTCTAGTGCAACCAGTAAGTTATCAACACCAAGTGCTGTACTTTGTAGATTCTTCCCAACGTCAGCTAACTTCGCTGCAACGTTTAACATACCAGGTAGATCCCTAGCGTCTAACGTTCTATCTTCATCTAGCATCTTCGATAGTGCAGAGTTTGCTAGGAATGCAATACGTGCAGCATTTAATGTTAACTGTTGACCTAGAGCTTCTTGCTCCTCGCGGTACTTCTCTAACTTACGAAGATGTAACTCGTGTTTTGATGTTTGAACCTGTTTCATCTTCTTTACAAGCTCCGCCCTATCGTAGTCTTCACTCCTACGCTTCCAGTTATTTTTCACGCTAACCCTATTTAAGGACGAAAGTGTAGCGTTTGATACAGTTGAGATATATTGTAGGGAACGCCCCCCACCATACATACAGTAAAGTTTAAA